TCTAAAGTTTGAGGTACGAGATACTGCAACAGTAGAGAAACTCTTTGCAATAGAGAGTATCGAAGTAGAAGCAGATGCATTTATGCTTCTTCAGTACCTTAAAAATGAGTATACGCAGAAAGAGATATTAGATTCTCTCGAAACGTATATTGATAACTCTGTAGCTTTTGAAGATGCAGAGGAGTCAGTTGCACATCTACATCAGATTGTACTCGACGTTGAAAAGAAGGTCGATCTACAGGAACCTCAAGAAAGTATGCAACGCATAACTTTATTTGAAGATGATGATGAGATTGGTAAGTATTTGGCTCTTGGTCTGAATGCAGACTACGACCGCGAGATTCAGTTCTCTCCGAGAGACTTAGTTCTTATCGGGGGTCGTCGCGGGGCTGGTAAATCTTTAACTTGTGCAAATATTGCTCATAGTGTGTTTGAGAGTGGCAAGTCGGCTATGTATTTTACTATTGAAATGGATAGTCGATCCATTCTTCAGCGCATATGTTCTATCGCTACTGGTGTACCTTTTTCACGACTTCGGACAAAGAATCTGAGCGTGACAGAGTGGCAGCTAGTAGCAGGCTGGTGGGCCAATAGGTTTCAGCAAGGCCAAGATAGATTGATGGAGTACAACGAACACCGTGACTTTGAGAAATTTCATCATAATTTAACAACAAACTGTGAGCTTCTCCCGACTCAACAGGTTGATGTGATTTATGATCCAGCTTTGACTCTTGCAAAAATCAAAGCAGAAATGGACAAAAAAGTGAAGTCTCTTAATGTTGCGGTTGTTCTTGTTGACTATATCAATCAGGTCAAACGCTCTGCAGTACCTTCCCGCATGGGACAATACGATTGGACTGAGCAGATAGAAGTGAGCAAAGCCCTCAAATCTATGGCGCAAGAGTACGAATGTACTGTTGTGACTCCATATCAAACTGACGCAAGCGGTGAAGCGCGTTTTGCAAAAGGTATACTTGATGCAGCGGATGCTGCTTATGCTCTTGAAACTTATGACCAAGAGGATGCAGCCATCACGTTCAACTGTACTAAAATGCGTTCTGCCGCTATGCGTTCTTTTACTTCTACTGTCGATTGGGAAACAATGAAAATTGGTCCAGACTCTGCAATGACTCCTTCTGAACGAGAACAGTCTGAGCACAAAACTGGCGAAGACATTGACGATCTGTAACAAAAATATTTCTTGACATTTTTGTTGAAAGCCTGTATAATATACGTTCACATTTCGGAGAATTGTATTGATTATACACGGCAGCATGAATCATACCTATTCTGGTAGACGTAAAAAGAAATTGAAAACAAGAAAACAAAAACAAGCAAAGTTTGTGCCTCTCAGTAGAGAGAAGCACTCGTTTTCGCCTGCGTGGTGGGAAGAGAAGAAAAAAGAGATGAAGTCTACTCCATTTCTTCCTTTTGAGCCAAAGCAGATTGAGGATACTTCATATAGAGAAGAAGTAAGTAAAAAGTATACTGTAAGTATTCCATACAACAAAGGTGCATACCAAGTTGTTCCAAATGACGAAATAAAAAATATTGGTAAATAATATGATGACACTAAACAAAACTCTGATAGTAACAATGGAGGAGTGTGGTGAGCTTACTCGTGCCTGTGCTAAAGTAGTACGTCATGGCATGGATGAGGATCGTAAGTATCGAAACAATCTCATGGAAGAGCTAGCGGATGTGCAAGCAATGATACATTTAGTTGTAAGTGCTGCTAGTTTTAGTCCTGATTATATAGAAAAACTAGTTGATGAGAGACTAGAAAAAATGGTAAACCCTCACTACGAATGAACGTACAAGAGCTACTAGAGCAAAAATCAGTACACTTTATACAGAAGGGAAAAGACTATGTAGTTAGATGCCTTAACCCTGAGCATGAAGACCGCAATCCAAGCATGAGAATCGACCAGATTGATGGTCGGTTCAACTGCTTTTCGTGCGGATATAAGGGTAGTATTTTTGTTCATTTCGGTGAAAAAGCATCTATGATGCAAATGAAGCGAGAAGTAGTAAAAAGAAAAATACAGGAAAAGCGTGCAGAAAATATCGGACTTACTTTCCCAGCTAACTATATGCCTTATGTTGGAAATTGGCGTAATATTTCACCCAAAACATATAAAAGGTTTGAAGCTTTCGAGCATACAGGAAGAGACTACATTAGTAGAATAAACTTTCCTATTCGAGATATATCTGGAAAGATAGTAGCTTTTCAAGGTAGACACACTGCAGGTGGGGAGCCTAAGTATAAATTTACCCCTCCTGGTGCAAAGCTGCCGCTCTTTCCACAGGTGTCTCCCAAGCTAGGAGAGATTATCCTTGTTGAAGGTATTTATGATGTAATAAATTTACATGATAAAGGTCTTAAAAATGCAATGTGCTGTTTTGGCACAAATAATATAAATGAAGATAAGCTACGTATGCTGCAAATGCAGGGAATCAGTAGAGTAGCTGTCTTTCTTGATGGAGATGAGGCAGGCCAAAAAGGTGCCACAAATATACAGGTTATGTGCGAGAAAGTTGGTCTCATAGCCAGGAATGTCTATCTCAAAGACTTAGACCCTGGTGCACTTACCGAAACCCAAGTTAGAAAACTGGAGAATAAATTATATGCCTAAAGTTGCATTAGTAGAAACAAAACCTAGCCGTACAGACTTTACTCGTGAGTTTGATGGGGCTTTTGACTTTGATCAGTATCAACTTTGTTCTGATCCTACACTCAAAAAAGTTCTAAAACGAGATTGCGATATTTCAATTGACACCGATGAGTATGACTGGGTTGTGCTCGTAGGAAGTGATGCTCTAAAATACTTTACAAAAATAAACTCAGTTACAGAGTACTCTGGGAAAAAAGTGGAAGAAAAGTTCCTGCCTGTTATAAATCCTGCAATGCTTGCATTTAAGCCAGAAGCACGCAAGACCTGGGAAGACTCCAAGAAAAATATTATTGCCTACATCAATGGTGAGATAGAGGATGTTGTTATTGATGAAAGCATTGCTATGGGCACTCAGGATACTGAAGTAGCAAAAGAGTGGATCCGAGGAGCGTTAGCACATAGTGGTGACTATATTGCTCTTGACTCAGAAACAAACGGCCTGTACCCGCGAAATGGACATATGATCGGTATTTCTATGTCCTATAACGGAAAAAACGGTATCTATATTGATACTGAGTGTTTTGATGATGAAATAGAAAAGATGCTGCATGAGCTTTTTCTAAAACGCAGAGTAATCTTTCACAATGCTAAGTTTGATATGGCATTCTTTCAGTATCACTTTGGATTTGAGTTTCCTCGATTTGAAGATACCATGTTGCTTCATTACCTCATAGACGAGAATCCTGGAGGACATGGCCTCAAACAGCTCTCCCTAAAGTTTACTGCATTTGGTGATTATGAAAAACCAATGTATGATTGGATTCAAGACTACAAAAGAGCAAATGGACTAAATCAAGAAAGTTTTCAGTGGGATATGATTCCATTTGACGTAATGAAAACATATGCAGCAATGGACGCTGTATGTACTTTTCTGCTCTATCAAAAATTTAAGAAGATTAAAGAAAACCCAAAGCTTAAATGGGTATATGATCATATTCTTATTCCTGGGTGTCGTTTTCTAATTGATGCACAGGACAATGGAGTACCGTTTGATCGCCAACGACTCCTAATTTCTCAGGGCTTAATGCAAGATGATATTGATGAAGCTATTCAATCTTTGTATGATGTACCCGAAATAAAAAGATTTGAGGAAGCACAGGGCAAACAGTTTAACCCTAACAGCACTGTACAGCTGCGTTCTCTCTTGTTTGATTATATAGGTCTCAAGCCTACCGGCAAAAAGACGGGAACAGGAGCAAACTCTACTGATGCAGAAGTGCTACAACAGCTTGGAGAAGTACATGAAGTTCCAAAACACATACTTAGCATACGACAAAAATCAAAGATCAAAAATACATATCTTGATAAAATCATTCCGCAGCTTGATAGAGATTCTCGCCTTCGGACTAATTTCAATCTTCATGGCACTACTAGCGGCCGACTTAGTAGTTCTGGCAAGCTAAATATGCAGCAGCTGCCTCGCGACAATCCAATCGTAAAAGGGTGTATCAAAGCAGCACCCGGCAATAAAATTGTTGCAATGGACTTAACTACCGCAGAAGTATATGTTGCAGCAAAACTTGCAGATGATGAAGCACTTATGGATGTATTTCGTTCCGGCGGAAACTTTCATAGTACGATTGCTAAAACAGTGTTCAAGCTACCATGTGCTGTAGAAGATGTTGCCGAGCTTTACGGAACTCAAAGACAAGCTGCAAAAGCAGTAACATTTGGTATTATGTATGGGGCTGGTCCTTCGAAGATCAGTCAACAAGTTACAAAAGACTCAGGAAAATTATTCAGTGTATCAGAAGCTAAAGAAGTTATTGATGATTATTTCGGCTCTTTTCACCGTCTTAAAAAGTGGCTGGAGACAAATCAAAAGTTTATTGAACAGAATGGGTTCGTTTATTCGTTTTTTGGACGGAAACGACGACTTCCAAACGTATTATCTGAAGATGCTGCTATTCGTAGTCATAGTATTCGGTCTGGGCTTAATTTTTTGGTACAATCACCTGCTTCGGACATTAATCTTCTAGGCGCAATTGACATGAATGACTATATACGAGTAGAAAAGATGAAATCTCGTATCTTTGCACTTGTACATGACTCAATACTCGCAGAAGTTCCAGACGAAGAAGTTGAACAGTACAGTAGAGCACTCAAAATGTTTATTCAACTCGACCGCGGTGTATCTATACCAGGTGCTCCTGTTGGTTGTGATTTTGATGTACATGAAGATTACTCCTTGGGTAAATTTGAGAAGATGTATGGTCATAAACTGGAAACAGCTCAGTAATATACAGTTTCCTGTATTTGCTCTTCCCTCTTCAAATTGGGAGGAGCAGGACAGGTTATTATATGTTGATAACCAAATAGTAGACGATAAAAATATGCCAGGAAAAACTCTTGGCATGAGACGCTTACAGACTCCAGTAAAAGAGTTGTATCCATTGCGCGGGTCTATCGCAGCTCCCATATCTCTAATTCGGCAAACTAGAATCAAAACTTTCATAGATAATGTCGGAACTCCATTTATTTATGAAAAAACAACATCGAGTTCCTTAAAATACTACAAAATAAGAAAGATAGAACTAAAAAATGTTGCTTCTGTTTTGTGGTTGAATGGAGTATCCTTTCCTTTTAAAGTTCCTCGCCCTCCTAAAGACGGCCTTAGCTGGGCAGGGGTTTTACATGTAAAAGAAATTCCTTGGTTACTATATGAGTACTCAGAAACTAAAAAAGCTGACACTCGAAGAAAAGTATAAATTTATGGCAAACAGAAAAAACAAAACACTAAATTCTTCTGGACTGACTCTACATGATATAGAGCCTTTAACACGAAATCAAGTTTTAGCTTTTGAAAGCGAAAAAAACATGATTCTTCACGGTGTAGCGGGTACAGGAAAAACATTTATCTCTTGCTATCTTGCATTTGATGATATGA